ATACCACGAGCCGGAGAGACCGCAGTTTATGCGAGACTGGGAGTGGTGACGCCTCAGATAATGGACGACGCCCGCCCTCACCCGGCGGGGTTTGTTTGGCGATCAAACCAGATAGCCCAACAAATCGACGGCCCACACCTCTGCCGTCGCGTCGCTGCCGGTCTCGATTGCCAACGTAAACGCAGCGCCCGCGGCATAGACCGGCACGGCGGCGTCTAGCACGCTATCGTGAATCGCCACATCCGCCGCAGCTATCGTGTAGGTGACGCTGTTGAGATAGTCGTCATAGGTGCTGGCGTTGCCACCAAACGAAGCAACCGCCTGAGTGGTTTTGACGACCACCGTATAGGTTGTGCAGCGGATCACGACCTGTGTAACGACTAGCGTTTTGCCGGCCGGCACGACGAACAGGGTTGTCGCGGCGATTGCCGTGGCGTCAATGCCGGTTACGGTCGCCAGTTTGGTGACTGCGTTCTCCCTCAGTTTCACGGCCATAGCACTGGCTCCTCGTCAAAAAATACGAAATCATCCTCAAACACCAATAACCGATCTACCGTCTCAATCGCGCCATTGAACCAGCCATGGGCATCAACGTAACGCGTGATGTCACTCAGCACCGTGTCGTCATTGCGTACGCGCACCGCCGCGCAGGGGATGGCATCGCCAAAATCAATGGCGTCAATCAGATCAATGGTCAGCGGTGTGGCGTATATCTGGCTCACGCCGGCCGCGGCAACCGCCGTGTTGGTGGTTGGATCGACGCCCGTAAGCACCCAGGCCCATTCACCGCTTGCCGCCGGCACATAGGCGGTCAGGTCGATGTCGCCGCCTTGCCAGGTATCCCACGCGCCATTGTAGTAGTAGCGCAACGCGCCTACATACACGCTCAGCCCGCCGTACCAACTCACGCGACCTGGCTCCAGGCGCAAGGCTTCGACTTCGTATTCCAGCCCCGTGCCGATGCGGTGTGTGTGTTTGGCGACGGTCGTCACCGTCTCGCCGGCGGTCGCGGCTTCAGCCCGTACCGTGTCTACATCGTAGACGACCAACTGGTTGCCCTCGCGGCGCATCCGCACCGGCAGATTGGCCCGGCGTGGCACTCGGTAGGCGTCGCGGGCGATGGTGGTCGTCTGCTGGCCGGTCGCGCCGACGCGGACGAACACAAACGCGGAGCGGTTGGGCACGTCCACGGTGATGGTCGCGTCCGCGTTGACGCGACCTAAGATCCCGGCAATCCACGAACGCTGCTCGCTACCGCGCCAAGCGTTGTCGAACAGGCGGCGGATGTCGTCATTGGTTGCACTCATGCGTTTACGCCAACTCTCGGCAAGGCGAATCCATTCGCCGGTCCATTTGTCCAGCCCGACGATCCGCCCGGCAGGATACTCGCCAGATTGCCTACTCGACTCACGACTGATGTAGCGAAATTATCTACGGTGGACTGGATGACGCCAGTCGTAGAACCACCAGGTGATACGGCGCGCACCAAAAACCAGCTGGCCACGTCAGCCGGCCACCCGTTAGGCGTGTTGTATGCGGCACAGTTGCCCAGAGAAATGTTGCCCGTGTTGCTAACGGATTGTCCTGCCAGGCCGCTGTCGAAAAGACTCGCCCAGGTCGCTCCCTGGTCATAGGACTCCATTAGCTCATAGAATGTAGACGTGCTATTGCGCATCCAGGCCATTACATGGTCATCGTCAAACGTGCGTTTGTTGAAACGCCACAAACTCGAAAAGCCGCCGTAACCGCTAGGCAGCGTGAGTTGCGTTTTGGTGGCCCAACCATCCGTGGAAACATATCCTAATGGTCGTGTATCACCACTGATTGGTCCGTGCATTCCGTAGCTGGCGGATGCAGCGTCCGGGAATGGATGCAGTAATGAGAAGTCGCGCCGATTATTGCCATCCGGTTCAAGGCTTTGCACTTTCGCCCAGGTCAGCCCGCGGTCCTCTGAAACAAGTACCTGAACAAAGCGGTTGCCGATCACTGGCGTGGCGCGCACACAGTAAATTGTGCCAGGACTGCTGTGGAAGGTGTCCATTGCGTACAATGCAGAATGACAGTAACCACGCGTAGAACTCGTGAATGTTTCCAGCAGGTAATCCGTATCGATCTGCGTCCAATTCGCGCCATAATCCTCAGTAAGCCAAAAATAACCGTGTTGATAGGTTGTATTGAATGTTTCAGCCGCGTTGGGGCCGGTGGCAACCGTGAGCGTACCTGGTTGGCTGGGATAATGCGACATACACTGAAATGTTACCACGCCGCTGGCCGGTGTGGCGTCTGTAGCCTGTACGGTTGATAGCGCCAATACATTCGTCCACGTTGGCGTCGTGGCCAGTAAATCTGCGCACCAGAAAATCGCTGTAGAAGTTTTTAACCAGCCGCCCACCGTGTCCGCGCCGGTGTGGACATATTGCAAATCTTCGATATTACCAGAAATGCCGGAATCAATCAGCGCCCAGGTTGGTGAGGAGTCCAGTACATCCCAGGTGCGCATAATATGTGCGCCATCCCATAGTACATATCCAGCCGGTACTCCATAATAGACGGTCGGATCACCAAATGACGGCGGAATCCACTCCTCCACTGGCGGCGGCACCCACCAATCCCCATCGGGCACCGGCTCCGCCGCGCTCGGTATTACTGTCACCGCCGGCGTGCCAGATGTCTCTCGCTCCCATACCATCTCAACCGTTTTCACCAGCCCCGTCCGCTGATGGTCATAGCGAATGTTGAGTTCCGCCACTAGCCCGCGGCGGTCAAACGTCTGGCCAGGCGTGCGCTGCGCCGCACCCACCACCAAGCGCACCCAGGTCAGATCCGCCGGCTCGATGCCCAGATCGTCGCCGGTCGCCAGCGACACCGTGAATTTGCTTTGTGGCGCGTTAATGCGCGCATAGCGGTGGCCGGTAACGGTGTTCAAGTCGGCTTGGCTAATGGCTAGTTGCTCGCCGTGCGTCATCTCCTGCTCACCCTGGCCCGGCGTGTGACCTGGCGACTCACAGAAAAATACTTCGATCTCCGGCACGCTCTGCGCCTTGATGGCGCTGCCGCGTAGCCAGTAGACGCGCGGGGGGCGTGTGCGTTCGTAGCGCACGGCTGACCAGTCCGCCAGCGTAATGGTCGCCTGCTCGGTGGCTGTGCGGTCGGCGGTATCCTGGAGCATCGGATCAACCACCGTTTGCAACTGGCCCAGCCGGTTGCAGGTCAGATGGTGGTCGGGCACAATTGAGCCAGCGCGCTGTTCCACCTGGTCAAATAGATTCTGTCCGTCGCTGGCGAGCGCTTGGAACTCGTAATCGTCGCCGGTTCCGCTCCACGTCCAATCTGCTAGTTCCAGCGCCGTGCTGTGCCAGTGCAAAAGATAATGCAAATATTTGTCGATGTTGGGCGCGTTCATCTGTGACCAGTTTTCAGGCGCGTCTTCATTTTCGATGATCTGCGGGAAACCGGGCAGGGTGGCCAGCCGCCCGGCCACATCTACACAGTTTAGTGTTACATCCTGCAAAAATCCCGTGCGCTGGGCCTGTTGGTCAATCGGCTCCTGCTGGATCCAACCGATAAATTGCATGTGGCTACGGTCGCTCTCATCCGCCGGCTCGCTATCCCACAATAGAACAAGCGTGCCGTCGGGATAACTAGCCAGGCTAATGTCCTCGCGTACGCGCACGGCAAGCTGTTGACCCTGCGGCGTGATGCGGTGGGTCTCGATCTCAAAAGCGCGTATAGTTGGATCGTCGTCTGGGTCGATTGCCAACACTGGACAGCGCGCCGTGTGCGTTTTGCCGTTGCTATCCTGCACGGTCAATGACACCCAGCGGAAGCCGGCGGGGAATTCGGCGGTCACATCTTCTTCGTCGCTGTCGCCGGCGATCACATTGCCGTCGCCTAGATTCCAGGCCCAGCCGGTAATCGTCGCGCCATCGGCCACAGCGATCGAGGCGGCGGCGCTAAAAGCAACGTCGAGCAGATCGTCCGCCGGGTCAATCGTGCCGGCCGTGCCCGGCCCACAATTGGCCACCGGCGGCGGCTCAAGGGTCTGGTCGACGTAGGCCAAATCCGAGTCTTTGAACTGTAAGCCATCGGTATCGAAAAACGGGATCTTACTCCAAATGCGGTAGTCATCCAGCACGGTAATATAGGCGTTGTCGATAATGTTAACTTCGCCGTCGCGAACGCCTAGACTACTCCGCCCAATGTAGAGTTCGCTGGCGGTCGGCGCTTTGCGCACACGCTGCCGGCCCAAGTCGTCAAAGCCGGCGGCGCTCCCGAAGATGACAGTCTGGCCAGGGAGTACATCCGTGTACGCGCCAGTGGTCACACCGTCAAAATCAACGGAATTCAGCGGATAGAGCACGCCCGCCGGCTCATTGACGCGAGCGGCGAAAACAATAGACGGCAAAAGTAAAAATAATCTCATACCGCCGCCACCAAATCTTTGACGAGAATTTTAATGTTCCGTGGGAAGATGTTCCAATCCACCTCCGGCCCCGGCTGCGGACGGACCGCCACGCCATTCATGCGCACGTAGCTAAAAATGCGATTGCGCACGTAAACGGTCACGTTTGCAAATAGCACATTGTGCAAGCCGAAGACGGTCAGCACCGTCGTGTAGGTGGCGACTTTGCCCAATAAATCCCACTCCAACTCAACATACAACCCCTGATCGTAGACCGCGCCCGACGCCGCGTAGGTGCGTTGGCTCGCTTTGATGCCGGCGCTGTGTGGTTGCGGCGAAAGAACGGTGAGTGAGCTCAGCGCAACATCATGCCCCACATAGGCTCGATAGTCGCTCAATTTGCCACCCCTCTCAGCACAGAAACCAATTCACCCCGAACCGCCCGCGCCAAATCCTGCTCGTTCATGCCCGGCGTGCCGTAGACGTTCAACGCGCCGATGGTGAGTGAGCCGCCGGCGCGTTGGGCCTGCTGGCGGTTCATCACGTACTCACCCTGATGCACCATGGCCAAGCCCGTGCGATTGACCCAGCCGCCGGTGGCGTAGCCGGGCAGGTTGGCAAGATTCAGCCCGCCGGATGGGCCGGCTTCGGCTTCGGACATAGCCTGCATCAAGCGTTTGTCGCGTTTCGCTAAATCTTTGTTGAACTCGTCGTAGGATTTCAGCATAGCTTTCTGGATGGCCTCCTGGATCAGCAGCCAACCCTTCGCCACCACACCACCCAGCTCCTGCATCTGTTTTAGATGCGCGTCCTCGGCGGCCTTGCGTTCCTCGGCGGCGTGGCGGTCGATCTGCGCCAGGCGTTCGGCCTGGGCGGCGGCCTGCTGTGCCAGTTGGGCGGCGTGGTCTTCCGCCATGCGCGCCAAACGAATGGCTCGATCAGCGTCTTCCTCCGCCAGCCGGCGGGCGAACTCTTCGCGCATGTCGGCAATGCGCTGGTCGTCGGCCGCTTTCGCTTCGGCCAGGCGCTTGGCGTTGGCGCGCTGTTCCTGCGCAATGCGTTCGGCTAGATTCTGCTGCTCTTTCTGTGTGCGTTCCGCTAGTTGGTCGTTTAGTTTGTCAATCTGCTCGCGGTGCGCTTCGTCGGCGTCCGCTTGCTGGCGCTTGAAATTGCGCTGCTCGGTGAACACGGCCACCGCATCCAACCGCGCGGCGGCGTCAAAGAGGCGGTCGCGGTGGTCACGTTCGGCGCGCTCGCGGTTGCGCTGGTAGTCGGCTTCGATTTCCTGGATGCGCTTGTTGGTGTCGGCTTGCGCTTCGGCAATGCGTTGGCCGCTGTCGCTGGTCAGTTCCCCGATACGCTCGACCAGGTCGGCCGCCATCTCTGCATTGCGCCGGCGGCCTGCCTCCTCGATGTCACCGATCTGGCGTAGGAAAGCCTCCTGCGCGCGCAGGCGTTGCCGGCCAAAATCCTCGGCTTCGCGGGCGATGGTGCGCTCGTACTCGGAGATGGTCTGGCTACGTTGGCTCTCGTAGCTGCGAGTGGCGTCCAGGCGCTGCTCGTTGGCGTCGCGTTCGATCTCCTGGATCTGGCGCGCAAAGTCAATCCTGGCCTCGCGGCGGGCAGCGAAATTTGTGTCCTGCTCGACCATCGGGTCTTGTCCGCCTGTTCCACCGCCAGGGGTTGCGGCCGGCCCGGCACGCCCCAGGATGGCGTTGCCAAAATCAATCGATGTTTTAATGTACGCGTTAAAATCGCCCGCGCGGATGGCGGCCAGAATTGCGGCGACATGTTGCAGGCTGGCCGCCAGTCCATCGACCTCGCGCGCAATGCCAGATAGCACGGCTGAAACTGCCGGCCCGAATGTCTCCCCGACCACGAGCGACAAATCTCGCCAGGCTTTGCGCGCTTTCTCCGCGCCGGTGGCTTGCGCTTCGACCGATTTTACCAACGCCCCAAACTTCTGCTCAGCGAGGCCCAGAACGGCGTTTTGGTAAACCATCGCGTCAGTCAGGCCGGTCTCGGAGTTTTTTAATTGTTCAACCCTGTTTTGAACCTCGTCAACACCTAGCCCGATTTGGTCAAGCCGCAGCGCCGATTGATTGGCAATGGCAAGCTGCAATTGGCTGATGACGTAATCCAGGCTGCGCCCGGTCGCTATACTAATCCCGCGTGCCGCGGTGACGAAGCGCTCCATCTCCTGCGTTGTGTCGGCAAACCCAATCGCCTGGAGTGATGTCACATCAGCCAGCGCCTGCGCCTTGCCGATCACGCCGCCGGTTACACGGTCGTAGGTTGTTAGCAACGCATTTAACTTCTGTTGCGACCCGGCCAAACTCTCTGCGGCCACGTTCTGCCGCCGGTAGGATGTAGCCAGCGCGTCTGATTGTCCGACAAAGCGCGTGATCGCCACCAACGCAGCCGCACCGCCCACGATGCCGAACGCGCCGCCCAGACGCGTGAGTGAGGCCGACAGACTCCCGATACCAGCCTCGGCCTTTTGTGTGCCGGCGGAAATGCCACCCAGCGACTGCTCGATTTGGCGACCCAGTTGGCGCGCTGTTTGCGCTGCGCTGCGCAGCTGATCCAGGTCGATGACGACGGAGCCATGAGCGGCCCCTAACTCTGTGCCGCCGGCAAATCCGCCTGTTACTGCGCCGAAACCCATTAGCGAATCCCCCTCAACATGACTTGCACGTCGGCCCCAATGCGTGGCAGAAAATAATCGAGTGCCGGGAATATCACGGAATCACGCCCACCGAATTTTAGTTCGAGAAATACGCCATAATCCTGGCCATGCCCCAGGATGATGACTACGGCCTGATCGGCAATCTCCAGCACTTCGCTGTGTAGCGTGCGGCGCGCCTCGCCCGTGCGGTCCGTCCACGGCGCGTTGTCTTTCATCCATGATTCTATTTCGCCGGTATAGCGCTCCGCCAGCACCAGCACCCCCCGCCGGATGGCTAGTACGTAGGCTTCGGTCAGTTCGCCCAAAGCCTGTTCTGGCCGGCGTTGCCATATGAAGGGCATTAGCCCACCTCGTCGAATATCACACCATCGACCCCGCGCAACATAGCTGTATCTGCGTCCGGTTCGGCGTTAGCCGGCAGGCGGAATCCCTGGTCGAGTAGTTGCGCCATCGTGTATCTAGGCTTCATGTCGTCGCCCACTTTCTCTAGTTCCTGCGCCGCGTTTTCGATGGCCAGTCCTAGCAGCGTCACCGCATTGTCGAATTGCAGCGCCGCCCAATCATCCTGGATTTTCACTAAGCTACTCGGGCGCTGGCTCGTCGTCTTGGCCGTCACGTACAAGCTCCACATCTGTCGCTTGTTGGTCACGAAAGCGACGCAGCACCGCCGCGGGCTGAATGGCAAGCTGATAGATCGCGACCTTATCGCTAAAGTCGAGATCATCGAGTGAGATTTCGTCATCCGCCTGCGGGGTGTCCACCACGCGCGGGTACAGCATGGCGGCCGGCACAACCACGTTCACCAGGTCGATAAACTCGTGGTCTATCTCGCTGCGCGCGGCAATCAGGCCGGCGTCTGGTCCATCCCACAGGATTTTTGCCGCCGCCGGCGTGAGAATGTCGGGGATGGAACCGCTCGCGATCAGCATGTCGAGCGCCACCGGACGCAGGCGCACAGTGTTGCCGGACGTGATTAGCTTAATCACGTAACCTTCCTCGCGCGGCTTGCGCCACTCGTTACCCGGCGTAGGGGTGTCCGCCATTACAGTCCTCCGGTGCTAGTACGCAGAGGAATCTCGAGGCCGGTGGCAGCGGTGAAATTGCGCAGGCGAATAATCCCATTGGCCGTGCCTTCATGCACCGCTTGAAATTGGGCCTGCGGAATCAGGTAGGTGTCCACCTGTGCCGAGTATTGCAGGTTACCGGCCAATTTGCATTTGGGCGCGAAAATATGCAGGTCATTCGTGCCGCCACTGCCCACCACCCTGCCTGCAATGGCGACATAGGGCACGTCATCATTCTCACCGACAAAGAAGTCTTCGTAACTGGCATTCGATACCAACGTACCGCCAAGCAGAATGTCGAGCAAATTGAGATCGACGGCGGCGTTGCTAAGGCGGAATGTGGCCGCCACCAAACGAGTGTACCGATCCAAAACTACGTCATCCCCGCGCAATTCGTCCGTCTCCATCTGGAACTCAACGGACATCTCGCGCGCGCCCAGCACGTCGTAGGCGGTGCCATACGAAGCGGGCGAAGTCCATGAGGCCACTTTTAGATCGCGCAACCCTCTGTGGAACGTTTGCAAAGGCATTGTATAAACTCCTTATCCAAAAATACTCACAATCAACCAATCTTGTCGCGCCATGCACGCGCCGGTCAGTGCGCCGACATCGCGCTGTCGGTCAATCACGTTGACCAGTTGCGCCGGAAACGCACCGGTGAACTGGTAGCCATAGAGCAGTACAAACACCCGCGCCATCGCTGTGTCAAGGCCGGCGTAACCGGCTCCGCTGTCGGCGTAGAACCAAACCTCCACCACCTGGCGCGTGCTGATCTTCTGCACCATTTCGTCCTGTAGAATCCCATCGGGTATCAAACCGCGTTGCTTGACCAGCGCACAGGGTTTCAGCCATCCAGACCCGTCGAACGCGGCGGCGGTCTCGCGCGTGATGCCTTCCAGCCCTACAGCGCTGTATTGGAATATGCCGCCGGTCAGCGTGGCCAACAGCGTTACGTCATTTAGGCGTGTGGCGACATCCGATTCACGACTCATCTGTCATCGCCTCAACGAAGCTAACAAAATCCGCAATAAACTCAGAAGTCGGCTCGAAACCGTATTTCTCCATCATCACGCGGCGCACCGTCTCCGCGTCTCGCACCAGTGGCAGCGCGCTGTAGTATTTTGCGTTAGCGTCGTAAATCTCAACGCCCGTTGGCTGGGGCAATCCCAGCCGCTGCATCAAGTGGCCGGCCACTTCGTTTGGCCGCTGGATCAGCGCTTCCAGATTCACAATCTCGCTCGGCGTGTCGGTCACGTGCAACATGTAGAAAATTAGCGCATACGCCTGGCGAATTTGCGCCAGCGCCGTCTCCGTGTCCAATGCGTGCGGTGCGGCAAGTTGACTTTGCACCAACGCGTGCCAATCGCGGCTCATCACCAGCGCTGTAGTCTCATAGCCAGCGCCTTTTAGATTACGGATTATGGCGCGCAAGTCCGGCCATTCTCCGCGGTGCGGCAAACTGCGCCGCCAGACAATGAGCGGTTCGGCAACCGGCAACCCGTGATCTAGCCGCTGCTCGTGGCCATCGTCGCCGTAGCAGCCGGCGGAAATGAGCAGGCAAGTCATCAGCCGCGTGCCGCTCGATTCGGGGCCGAGTACGAGAAATGCGCGCTTTGTCATCCGGTAGCCTCCCCTATCCCCTGAACCTCACCCAGCGTGAGAATTATGTCAACGATTCTTAGCTGATCCGAACCGTAAACGAACCTGTAACCCTCCGCCATGTTAGTGTCCGCAACCGTGGCGTGATTACGCACACCAAACACCACCACACGCCGCACCGGCGCAAGACCGGCGGCGCTCGTGGCCTGGCTGGCGTTGCTGTCGGATTCGAGCCGCACCGTTTGCGCGGCCAGGGTTGTGCCGGCCGCGGTCTTGAACGCGACCGATGCAGGCTTGTCCTGAATGCGCTTCCACGCCAGGGCGGCGCGCTGGGCCTCGGTTGCGGTCGGGGTAGGCGCGAGTGCGCTGGCGACGCCGAACCAGGAAGATAGGCTGATGCTCATGGGTTCACCCAACCGATCTCTGTGGCAGTATTGAGGAGAATCGCTGCCAGTTGATCGCTAATTTTGAATCTCTCCATACTGACCCTGATAGACTCGGCAAAATCACCATTCCCCCGTTCGCTAGCCGCTTTCCAGTCACACAACATTTCGATTACATCAAGCAAACTCATGTCATCGACGCCATCCGGCCAGTACTCTGGATGATGGCTGTTGTGCTCATAGTGATGTTGAATGATCGCCTTGAATGGTGCGAAGGCCGCTCGATGCTCCGGCGTGCCGTACTGCAACCCTTGCAGCGCGTCGGATAACCCAGCATAGCCGGATAGCTCCGGCTCCTGTAGTTTGCTGGCATCGTGGCGGGCAGCCCGCCCGCGTAACAGATCAGCACAGAGGGATAAATAGCCTTCCACCCTTGCGATATGCTTTCGTGTGTCCTGTACGCTTTTTAGTAAGCTACTGGTCATAATCCTGGGTACTCCTTCACACGCGCCGGTATGCCGGCTGTTCGCCCAAAGCGCGCCGCACTACCCGCACCCAACACGACCGCCGCGGCAAGTTCATCCTGCCAGAATTTGAGCGCCTTTTCGACTTTGGCAAACATCTGGCCGGCTTTCTCCTCGCTCTCGTTTTGGCGATAGTCATTTAGCGGAATTACCCCAGCCAGGATGCGCCGAAAGACAATCACGCGCGTGTAGGCGGTCAGGCTGACCCCGCTGTATGTCTCGCCGGCTTCCGTCCAGATGTCGTCAATCGATGCATCCGGCAGACTGGTTGTAGTAGTGTTAGTATCGGCCCGTAATCTGTCAGCTTGCGATTGCGTAGCGACTGTGAGCGCCATCGGCCACCCCCTCGTAAGTACTCAACGCCTGCCCGGCGAACTTGCGCCAGTCATACATGGCACGCACCCGCGGCGCTTGGCTGTACGCCCGGCGTAATAACTGCTCTCGTTCCAGCGCCACGTAGCGCATGGCCTCGGCCACATCCGCAACATCCACCTCAGCCCACTCGCCAAGCGGCTGGCCTTCCAACCGTTTGGCCCCGCGCCAATCTGCCGGCACGAGTTTGTAGGGTATTGGCACGCCCCACTGTTCGATACCGTCAGCCGTGCCGCCCCAGCCGGTGGCGAGTGCGATGCCACCGGTCGCGGCAAACTCACGCGGCGGCAAGCCGAAGCCTTCGCCCTTGGTGGGGAATACCAGGCAATGAGCGGATAGGTACAATTCGTATAACTCCGTCTCGCTCATGTCCCGTTGCACTATCTCAACATTCGGATTCGTGATGTGCATCTCAACACGCGGTGTCCGGCATTTGAGAATCAACCGGTATTCTGGATCGTCCCCAAACGCCCGCACAAACGCATGGAGCGCCACCAGGCCGCCTTTGCGAAGTCCCCGATCCAGGAAGGCCAGGAACGTACACGGCCCATCCGTGTTGCGCGCCGCGGGTTGGTAGATCTCGTTGACGCCCAGCGGCGCAATATGGATTGCAGTGGTAATTCCACAATCCAAAAATACATCGCGGCAAAACCGGCCCGGCACAATCACCGCGTCCATCGTGTTGAGCGTCTCCGCCCACCCCGCCGGCAGGCGACTGCTCTCGAACATGGTCAGCGCCACGCGCGGCCCAATTTGGGTTAGCGCGCCATGCCGGGCATAGGTGGCCGGATAGCCCAGCATGATCCCACCCAGCGCCGCCCGGATGGGCTGCACCGTGATGGCCGCCACGTCCGCCGGTTGGTTAGGGTGACGATTGTCGCCCAGCGCAAACAGGTTGACGTGGCAGCCCAGCGCAGTAAGGCCGCGGGCCAGTTGGATGCAGATCAGGCCGTAACTATCACAGCCGTCTATTGATCCAGGAGTACAGACATTAATGATCGTCATAGGCTAGGCGGTCGGGAAAGTGATCTCTTCGACGCTTCGTTCCGGGTCAGCAAACAGCCCGAAGTAGGTATCATACACATTTTGGAACATGAACCGGCTGGCGTCATTGTCCTGTCCGTCAAGCCCGAAGTCCTGCTTCACGTATGACTGATAGTCGATCCCGCGGTACTGCTGGCTGATCAGATAGCCCATGCCGGCGGTCACACCGGTGTACGTGGTCGTCTTGCTGCCCCGCGTGCCCGTCCAACCATCATAGGCGATGACAGCGCGGATCATGTCGATTGCGCTGGATTGCCGTGCGATCCCTTGCTGCGCAACCCGTTGCAACGCCTTTTCGACGATAAACATCTCCGCGCTGCTAATGAGCAGGACATACGGGCCACGCCGTGGGTTGGTCGCATCGGTTTTGGCCGCCACGATGGCGTCCTCAATCGTCAGCATGAAGTCTTCGACCAAGGTGTCGCCGCTCGGATTCGGGCCGGTTTGATTGCCCGCGCCGTAGGCGAAATTGAGAATTGGCGACAGGTGGACATGATTGAGCAGCGCATTGTAGGCAATGCCGGCCTGGCGCTCGATAATCGGCACGCGCCAGAGTTGATTGTACGTAACCAAATCCTTTGAATACTCGATACCGACGCCGTAATGGCGGATGCGCACCGTGACTTCCGAACTGGTCACGCTGGCAAACTTGACCTCGCCACCCTCGAAGATTTCTTCCAGCACCACGCCGCCAGGGCCGATGCGAAAAACGCTGATGTTTTCCGGCAATGATGCGTCGCGGATTTCGTCGTAGATCGGCGTGTAGAGGATTGGTTCCTCATCACGCCCGGCGTCAACCTCGAAGCGCCGGCGCTCGTTCCACTCAGCGCCGAACGTGTCGGTGCCGATGAACTCATAGATTCGTCCGCCGTTCGGGTCGCGAATCTCACGCACCTGGTCTTGTAGGCGGAAGTCGCGCGGAAACGCAATTTTCGCGCGCTGCTTGGCCAGGTGCTCCTTACTGTAAATCTTGATCATGATAATCCCTCCCTAGCTCAACAGCGCGTTATGCGCAATCATAACGCCCGTGACGATATTATTGGCATCCTTCGCAGCCGTAGCCTTGAAAAACGCCAAATGGCCGGCCCCGGCGGACGTGGTGTAAGCCTCGTCGTCGGGGTAATGGCCGGTGACGGTGGCGACCGTGATGTACACAATCGCGCCCTTGCTCACACTCAGGCCAGCCGGCACTTTGAACTGATATTCGCGGTCATCGGCAATCAGCGCGATACTGTCGCCGCTGTCGCCAGACTCGCCCGCCAGACCAAGCCAAGTGTCCGCATAGATGACGCTGCCTTTGGCGACGGTGTAGAGCAGATCCACGTTGACGGCACGTCCATCTCCCTCAAACCAGGCATTGCTGCCCGCAACAGTTGTAGCCATAGTATCCCCCTATTTCGCCAGCCCAACGGCTGTGATAGTCCACGCGTTGCTATTCACGACATCCGCAAACAGACAGGCGGTGCGTCCGAACAACTGGTACTGCTTCAGGTCGGCAGTATCCGCCGCGTTTGCGCTCAGTACAGTCACCTGATCCACGTATGCCCCATCGATGTTGCTGATTTGGAGCTTGAGCGTGGTCGTGTTGACCGTCCCCTGGTCGATAATGTAATGCAGATCAACGGTGTTGTAACCGTCAATGTTAATGCAGACACGAGTGTCCTCAGTCAGTCCGGTGGGGCTGGCCCAGAAATTCAGCACCTTCGGCGCGGGCTGACGCGGGTACTGCGTGATTGGCGTCACGACTGCGACCGGCGCACCCTGCACGCTCGGCATTGGCGCAGCCAACATCGGTGCCAGCAACGCAATTGTCAGAACAATGGCCAGCAGTGGCCAGAAAAGTCGTTTGCTCATGGTTATGCCTCCACTTTCGGGATAACAAAATACTTGTTTCCGTTACTCTGCGCTTGCACAGTCGTGCGTTGTGCCGGCCCCATCGTCTCGCGCACGTGGGTGGCGAGCAGACCCTTGATCGCCTCGCTTTCCAGCACGGCCTTGACGGCCGTCTCGGCGTCGGCCACGGTGGCGGGATTGCGGGCTGCGACCAGCTCGGTGACGAGCGGGCGCATGGTTTCGAGCTTGACGCCGGCGCTCACCAGTTCGGTGATCTTCGTAGCGACGGCGACTTTCGCCTGTTCCGTCTGCGTGCGGCGCATCTCTGCAATGGCCTGCACCGGATCGGCCTTGTCGTCAACGCCCAGCGCCTCACGGATGGCGACGACCTGTGCCACCTCCGGCGCGGGCTTGACTTCGGCAAGGATGGCGTTGCGCACGGTGGCCGGCAGCAATTGCGCATCCTCGACGGTCATCTCGCGGATAATTTGTAACTTATCCAAAATTACCTCCTCCTCTTGCGAGGAATCTTCTGTCATTTCGGTTGTTAAGTGCGGCACGCTGGCCAGGTCAGGAATGCCGGCCCGGTCGGCTGGGGCAAAGTCGATTTGTCCCAGCCTCAACGTGTCCGCTTTCATGCGATACGCTTTTAGGGACTCGTCCCAGGTGCCTTCGGCTTGCGCATCGATAGACGTGGCGATGGACTTGCTCAAAGCTCTGTATTTCAATATACGCTCTCTAGCGTCCTTTGAAACATAGCCCTTCCCCCAGATGGTATCACCCTCTCTCAGGGCACCCACCCAGTGAACGGCTTCCGGCTTAAAGGCCGTCGCACGTTCCGTTTCGCTCAGGTGGCCAAATAAGCCCGCTGGCTTGTTGGCCACCGTTTGGCGCATTAACTCCATTACAAAGGCCTCGTCATAATAGCGATTATTCAGCGACTTTGAGTTAACCTTCGCAATTGGCAACGTAATAAACTGTGGTTCATCGTCCCCGGCAATCAGGGCTGCGTAGTCCACATCCGGCGCTATCGGCACGTTGGGGTAGCTGCCGCGCAGTTCCGTGATAGCCATGATGTCGGTGAATGCACCCTTGAACTCTTGTACTCGTTCCATGTCTACCCCTTCTTGTCAGCTGCCGACTTCGCCCCTTGCGCGGTCAGCAACTTGTCAAGCTTTGCCTCGATACGCTCCATGCGCGCCGCGGCGTCCAGTAATGGTTGCAATGCGGCCTGCAATTTCTCCAGGCGTTCCAGAATGGCGGTAATGCTCTTCGATACCATGATGATCTCCTAACGCTTGCTTCCTAGCCATTCCCCGAGTTCCTCGGCTGGCACATCCCGATTCGCCAAAATACATTTGCAGTTTGTCCGGCATACGGACGCTTCGCCAGGCACCGGCAATTGACCGGCCATCGTCCAGCCCTGATCATAATAACCCACACAATCGTTACAATGCTCCGCTGCCCCCAACACCCGCCGTTCGATACTCACCATACCGGCTTGCCGTGGCCGGCGCTCGCGCTCTGCGGCCCAAAATTGTGTGCGGGCATTGCCGGCGTACAGGTTTGCCCGGTTCAGCGCCTGCGGAAGCGTGACTTTGCCCTCTTGGATTTCTAAAGCGAAATGTGTCAAATAGCGGTAGTCACTTTGCAACTTGCCGCCTACAGCGCCCCAGTCCCGCTGCGTCATCCTGTCCCATCCGCCGGCACCTAGCGCCCTGTTTTGGCTATGCAATTGCCGCAACTCGGTGCGCATCTGCTCCGTCCATACGCTAGGGCTGATCCGGCCCTCGTGTAGCGCTTCGGTCAGATTCGCCAGACTCTGCTCGCCGTGCCGCACTTGCGCATCCAGTTGGCTGACGATGTCGCGCCTGGCAACGAAGCGGCCAGAAGCGGCGCTGCGGTAGCGAGCGACGTTTGGCGAGAATGTGTAGCCGGGTAACAGGTCAGGCATTTTCCGCCCTTGCGTCCAAAAGCCGCTTGAATCTCGCCTGCACCGCCGGGCTGGCTATCCATGCCTGCCGCGCATCCGCTATCGCCTCGTCACTATCCGGCGCAGTCCACAGTTCGCCGGGCGACGGTATCCACGTAGCCGGGTCAGCGCCGGCGGGCAGGTGATCCAGCACCCAGCGTACAGAGCGTTCCGCTTCGGCCAAATCAAGCCCGATGTCCACGAGCGTGCGCAGTTGGGATTCAACCCATGCCTGATGTTGGTAGCGTTCAGTTGGCATCAATTATCCTCTACCTGCTCGTAGGTAGCCGCGAAAATGTCTGACTTGCAAGGATAAATTTCACCCTTCACCCCTCTAATGATCCACTCCCCGGAATTCGCACGCATTTTGCCCTCAAGCGTTTCAATGGTTAGGTACGGATTTTCGCCATCCTGAAAATAAACAACGCCGTTTTTAATGGCATCAACAATCCATTCGGGGTCTTCGGTCTGGTCTGGCCCACCCGTCCACAAAAACGCCTCAATCACAACCGGCTTTTTTTTGAACTTTGCCATCAGCGCACTATCTCCTTGACCTGCTCTAAAAAATCGTCAATCACCACCAGCCGCCGGCGCTGCGCTGCGTCCATCTCCTGGACTCGCGCCATTGTGTCCGCGTACTGGTTCAGGTTGCCGCTCATGTGTTCGGCAATCACCACGGCCTGGCGCATGGCCGTGGCGGCTTCGGCCATCTCGGTTAGGCGCATAATCGCGGCGTCCAGTTGCGCGGTGTCCGTCTCAACAATCACACTGCCGGGGATGAGTGAAACGGCGTGTAGGATGCGTTCGCTGAGACCATCCAGTAAGGCCGCTATCCTCGCCAACATGGCCGGCGTCAGGTCGGGCTGCGCCGGCTCGATACTCGCTTGCGCAAAATCCTCGTTCTCGGTGCCCCAAACGATGTACCCGCCGGCATCCCGCGCCGCCACCCCGCCCACGGCCATGTAGTGGCCGGGGATGGTCGTCTCTTGCGCCGCCGCCCAACCTGCGAACAAGGAGCGGTCAAGATTCAGGATGCGATAGCCGATCTTCTTGCCGGCGTTGCTGCGGCCGAGCCGGGCGTCGGCGGGTATACGTTGGGTCATAAGTTTAGTAAGTTATCACCATGCCCATGTCTTATATGGATACGGTCGCACAATGTTCGCCACAGCCGTGCGATCTTTGGTATGCACTTGGATGTAGTATCCCCAATTCTCACCGGCTTTCAGTTGCTGGCTGGCTGGCAGCTTGGCGGCGGCTTGTTGGATGAGTGCGGTGAGTTGCTCGAAATTGAGCAGGCTGCCAATGTCCACTGCTACGTACTCGGTGTACTCGTCATCGTGCGAGTAGCGGTCATGACGATCCATCGGATTCAGAAACATATCGCCTCCTAAAGCGTAATCGCGTCCGCTAACGGCCAGTCCCAGAGCAGGACAGCCTTTGCCGTAACATCATTCGTAAATGCGTCGATGGTGAGATCGACGATGGCGACCCAAACTGTGCCCGTTCCCGGCTTACGGGTATCGTGTAGGGCATCGATGGCGGTCATGACGAGCGTCTCAAACGCCGTCGCATCAAAATCCGGCAGCGTGACGCCACCGCCGCGCACCGGCGTCGCATCGGGATCGACATCCGGCGGCGGCCAGTCCCACAGCACGCCCGCGTAACAGACCGGCGTGCCCGCATTGGGGTGCAATTCCAAGTGTGCGATCCACTGGTCGTGTTCGCGTGGCCGCTCGGTTGCCGTGAGCAAATCAATGGCGTCTGTGACCAGGCCGGCCACGGCGCTAGCGTCCAGTGCCGGCAATGACATACTTCGTACCGCAGTGCCCATGTTAGTCTCCTATAATGACCGGAGCGATAGTCGCCTCGGCTAGAACACGATCTTCGACTCCCCAAACGATGTAGCCGCCGGCTAGCGGTACATCTACGCCGCCCAACACGATGTAGTAGCCTGGTACAGCCGTCTCCGCCACGTTGGCCGTGTCAAAGTGCGCGCTATCGTCGCCGTCAAATGGCCGGCGGTCGAGGCACAACACACGATAGCCCACCGGCTCGCCGGTATGACGCCGGCCCAACTGCGCGGCGGCAGCCACTTTACCCTTGCGCACGTCGCACGCCCCACTGCGCCGTCAGCCGGCCATCCGCCGCAATTTGCGGGATGGCGATGACCACGAAGCCGCGCTCGGCGGCCAGTGATTGGAGTGCCTTCAGGCACTCTTGTAGTTCGGCCTGCTCGGCTACGGCGAGCTTGGCCTGTAGTTCTTCGCGGGTTAGTTCGTCAGCCATTGATTCTCCTAGAGCCAAACGGCATGTAGTGTAATCGCGTACGTCAAACTGCCAGTGGTTCGTGCAACGGATAACTCGCCATTGGCTGCAACGGTAAATGTAAAACCATCTGTCCCGCCGTGGACCGTGACCACAAACGCCGCCCCGTTGGCGGCTCCGCCACTAAAACTATTAAATGTTCCATCGGACGCATACGATACACCTGTCAACCGAACACCTCGAACCACATCTCCCGTCCCATTCGGTATTATCGTTACCGCCGTCCCTGCGATTGCCGTCTTGGTCACAAACAGGGAGCCGCCTGTCCCGTCGTGGCCGTGGAGAATACCTTGCGGGCTGGTAACGTTGATGCCCACCAGTCCATTTTCGTCAATCCGTACGCGCTCCGTGTTATTGGTGTCTATTTGCAGCGGATGATTACTCGCTATCCCCACGCGCCCGCTTGACGCACCAGCCAAAAACTTAATCGTTGCGCCATCGCTGCGCTGCACGATAAACTCCCCCGCGACGCCATCGCCATAGACGTGCAGGAGCTGCCCGCCGGTGACGCCGCTAGGGCTGGCTGTGCCCATGCCGATATTGCGCCCGCCGTCCTGAATGAACATGCCTAAATTCCCGCCGTCATCTTCCAGGCGCAAGCCCGACGCGCTGCGCGCCGCGTAAATGCCGCCGCTGATTTTGCGCCCACTGCCTATGTCCCAATCGCCACTCAATGCCCGCGCCCCGCTGGCTAGTAGATAATTTGTCTCCGCCTCGGTCGCAATCGTGCCCAGGCCCAACGTGGTGCGTTGGGCTGTCGTATCGGCGTCGTCAACCAAGTAACGCCCTGCGCTCGTAAATGTGGCAAGCGAATCCGTGCCGCTGCCGGTGAAATAGGGCAGACGATCCGCCGCACTGGTTAGGCCCGCTAAAGCCGCAAGTTCGGCATCCTGCGCCTGCACGTTCGTGCCGATGACCAAGCCAAGCGTGGTGCGCGCATCGCTCGCCGCAGCATCGTCAATCAACGACCGGCCAAATGTGGTCAGCGTTGCCAGAGCCGCGGTGCCACTCCCCGTGAAATACGGGACGCGGTCGGCGGCACTGGTCAACCCCGCGATGGCGGCCAGTTCGGCGTCAAGCGGCTGGTACGTGGCGCTGTGATCGTGGCCGGCCAGCGCGTAGCCTGCGCCTTCGACGCCGTCGAGCAGATCGGCGTCCAACCCGCTGCCTGTGCCATCCGCGGCCAACACAATGCCGAACACCTCTGTATCACGAGTAATGGCCGCATCGATACGCGCCTCGGCCACCGTGCCGCTGGTGATGTCCTCGCCGGCGTGAACGTGGACAAGCGGTGCGTAGGCTGCATCATGGTTATGGCCGGCCAGGGCGAAATCCGTCGAATCAAGACCGTCCAGCGTATCAGCGTCACCCGCTGCGTGCGTGTGGCCGGCTGTGGCGAAATAGTCCGTATCATGGCCGTCGAGGGTGTCGGCGTCCAATCCACTACCGTCGCCGTCAACATCCAGCAGCTTGGCTAGGATATTGCTGCCGGTGTAGTCTGCCAGTAGAACATATGTACCATCGTGATCATGCGCGCCAGTCGGCGCAGGAGCATTGCCGCTGCCGCCGGCGCTCATCATCACCGTTGACGGGCGCGGTAACGCAATCATCACAAAACGCCCATCAGCGGCGCGCCATTGCATGATCTGGCCGTCGTTGGCCTCGGTCAGCGGACCCGGGCCGTCGGGTAAATCCTGTAGGGTTGGCTCTAGGTGGGCAGTCGTCATAATGATTTGCGCAGCTCCCTCACTGCGTCAATGATACGTCCGCCGGCCAGCACTTCGATTGCGCTGCCGCTGGTCTGGCGTGCGTCGCCGTTGGCCACGATGCGCTCCGCGGCAGCCACGATGGCGGCCGTCTCGGCGTCGGCGTGGTGGCCGTTGGTGTAGACAGTGGGAGCCGGCGTCATCTCCATAATCTCACGCGTCGCCGGTTGCTGATTGCCCGGTGGCGGCTTCGTCGGCTGCACCTTCGCCATGGCCGTGGCCTGTTCCACCGCCTGCGCCTGGCGCTCTGCGCTCTCCTGTTGTGCCTGTTCCAGCACGGCGTCCACATCCTCCACATCGACCGGCGCGAGCAGCAATGCCGTGCGCATATCAAGCAAGCCGGCTTGCAGTGCCCAGGTGAGCGTATCGAGCGTGAGCCGCCCATCCTGCGTCAACTTCTGCCATTGCAGCGCCGGCGTTTCAGCGGTCACGCCTGGCTCGGTCAGCGACAAATAGCCCAGCGCAATCTCGGCAATCTGGGTCAGCCAGCCGGCCACCTCGCCTCGCCGCCCTTCGATGAATTTCTCAAAAACCGGCATTTGCGCGTCGGCGCTGGCCTTGCTGCTGGCGATGGCATTGCCGAACACAAATTCGGGTAACTCGGTGTGCTCCAAAATCAGGTAGAACATCAGGCCGAGAAGTACCTCGGTGTCGCCGGCGAAGTTGCCGGGGCTGGCATACTGGAACTCGGCCCCGCTGACCGTGAGCAGTTGCGACAGGTCAACAGATAGCGCCTGGTACGTCTCCGTGCTGCCATCGGGCAGTGTGTTGTGCTGCGTGCGGGCGTAGAGCGCCCAGAATTTATCCAGGTCAGCCACGGTCTCGAAGCTTAGTACCGGTGTGGGCCGGCCCTGCAACTTATTGCCCTCGATGGCCGCCTCAAACACCTCACCGTACCTGTGCAGCACTTCGATCAGCGCCTCCGCCTCGGCGTGGCCGAATGTCTGGCCCTCGTCGGCCTGGTTGGCCACATGGATAATCGGCAGCCGGCCCAGCAGGTTGGTGAATACCGTTTCTTCGGTCTGCCGTCCGTCAATTTCCACCCGATGCACGCGGCGCTCGGCGGTGTATTCATCAGTCACCGTCATTTTGCGCGCCAGGTCGGTCGGGTGTGACAGCACCTGTGTGACGCGCCAGCCGATGACGTTGCCAAAATCATCCTCGGCTACAATCGGATCCACATCGTCGGGGCGCAGTACCGTAATGGTCAGGTCGGCGTTGACGACCAGGAAGCTGTCAGCCTGTTTGAGCGCAGACCGAAACGCTTTGAGAATGTCGGCGTGGCGTGTTGACCACCAGTTGTCGAGTGCCTCCTGGCTGGTCTCGCTCTCGCATTTCCACTCCGGTGGCCGGCCAAGCGTCCAGGCGCTAATTTTGCTAACTAGCGGCTTGATAAAAAGCCCGCTGATTTCCAGCCCACGCACCTGGCAGTAGTAGGCTCGTCGATACCAATCATAGTCCACACGCCCCCAATCGTTGGTGGGGCGGAACATAGACCGGCGCATGGTCATCACCGTTGACCGCACGGTGCGACTCACCACGTTGCTGGACGTGGTGAAGAACTCGCGTACACGGCCCACTATGCGGCGGATGATGTTTGGCTGTGTGATCATGCGGCTATCCTCCGCACGGCGGTGCGCGTGCCGGCCCCGGGTCGCACCTGATACACGCTCGCCTGGCGCATAGCGGTAATGCCCTGGTTGGCTTGCCAGCGGGCCAATGCACGGGCGATCACCGTGTCATCATGCAAGCCTTCCGGCGCGCTGTACTGACTGCGGCCGGTAATGGCGCTCACCTTGCGCTCATAGGCTTCAAGCTCCGCCGTCCATATCGGATCGGCTTGGAATTGCCACTCGGCACGCTCGAAGCTCAGCGCCAAATTCTCAATGAGCGGCGGCTTGCTGCTGGCGGTCGTCTCAAATGCGATCACCGGCAATCCGTCCCGCTGAAGCATCTCGCGGTTCGGCTCGCCAATACTGTTGGATTCGGCCAGTATTTCATCAACCCCCCACAGTTCGTAGAGCGCCTTTAGCCGGTCGCGCTGAAACGTGTAGTCGATTTTGTTGAACCGGTCGCGCGCAATTTCTATTTTGCAATCTACACAGCCGATACTGGTGCAGGTAAAATCATTTTGTTTGGCCCAGTCCAAGCCGGCGACAATGCGGTGGCCAGCGTGCGCTTCTGGGGTAGTGGCCGGCGCTTTGGTGCAGTTGGCGATATTCCTGAAAACAATTCCTTCGCCTTCTAGGAATTGTGCGAGATATTCTTGCTCAAATGTCAGTTCCGGTAATGATTGCCTGGCGGCTTCAATCTCACTAGCGGGAATGTACGGATTGCCGCTAGTGGGCAGTTGCCACGATTGCCATTCTGGATCGTCGCCAAGCCCACGCTGCCACAGCCGCCAAAACCAATTACGGCCGGCCGGCGTGCTGAAAAACATCGCTTTGCCTTGCCGGTCGCTGAGTGCCGGACGTAACGCTTCCGTCCAAACTTCCTCTACCGCAAAGGCGCACTCGTCAATCACCACGAAGTCCAACCCTTCGCCGCGGAGCGTGTCGGGATTGTCTGCGCTGCGCACTGTTACTTCGCCGCCGCCCGGTAGAATGACCTGGCGGTCAACCTTCGAGACTTGCGCTCCAATCTGCATACTGAGTTGACGCAGCGGACGCCAGCCCACCTCAGTCATTTTGTAGGTTGGAGCAACCCACCAGGCACGGCCACCCCGCGCAGCCACGTCTAAGCATTCGTTGACGCCCAGTCGAGTTTTTCCCCAACGTCTTCCCGCGGCCAAAACTTTAAAACGCGCCGGGTGTTTATGCACTTCCGCTTGTCCCGGATGGGGGCGGGCGTTAATTTGTATCGTTGTTGTCGTCTGTTTTGCCATCGCCCCAATTCACCGCCACAACTTTATGCGTAAGGTCAACTTTCTGCCGATTGCCCCATTTGTCGGGATGGCGACGCTCTAGCCACCATGCTTTGGCCTGCCAGTTTAGTGGGCCGGCGCGCAGTTCGATCAACGTACTTTTTTCGACTTCGGCCATTGCTTTTTTTATGGCGTCCGAAAATTCCACAAAATTAACCGGCTCGATGTCGGATTGCCATCCTCTTTCTCCGCGCCGTACCCAATCGTAAAACGTGTTTTTGCTCAAGCCAACGTAATCGCAAACCGTCTCAACAAAGTTTCCTTCGCTGAGTAGCTTGACAATCTCCGCCTGTAACTCTGGTGTCAGCTTGCTGGGTCTACCTGCCATTATGTCAAACTCACCGTATACGCTTTCCCGGCCAGCAGAGCGCGCAACTGTGCGGCGTCGGCCGGCGTCATTTGCGACTCAAGCAGCAAGCGCACCATCTCAAGTTCCGGGACCGGCGGGTCCACCACGGGCGGCGCTTGCCAATGTGGTTGGATGCCAGCCACCGGCAGCGGACTGCCCCAGCACACCGGCGCACCTTCCGTCCAAGCCGCGGTGCGATCTAGCTGCACCGTGTTAGTCGCGTAGTTGACGCCGGTCACCTCGTAACGCTCGTCGCCGACGAAAATTACCTCCGCCGGCAGGTCCTTACGGCCAAGCCAGTCCGTGAAGTAACTGGCGTCAATGACGGGTAAATCGCGCCCGCTGCCGCCTTGCCGCGTGGTAGTGAGCGGAACACCCGGCCCGGCATCGACCCGGTTGCCGCGTACATCGGCGTTGGCCGGCATATTGATCAGGTCGCTACCGCCGTGGCCGTAAACCAGATTGTTGACGATGGCCAGCCGCCCGCCACCGTTTTGGTTACCGATGCCATAGCCGGCCCAAATCGTTCCGTCTGACGAATAGTTGTTATTGGCAATCAGGTTGTGGACAATCTTCCATCCAGGCTGCGAGCGGATGCCGCTGCAATTGTCCTGAATGTCGTTATTGCGGATTAGCACATAGCCGCTAGATGCATGCGCGCCCTTGCCAATGCTCTGGTTGGCATTGTGATTCCAGCCGTCCAACGGCCCGTTGTTGCTCCCCGCGATGCGCGTGATAACGTTGCCGTCGATGACCACCAACCCCGCGCCCTTCAGGTCGATGGCGTTTTCACCATGATCGCGGATAGTGTTCTGGTAGATGATGGTGCCCAGGTTCGACACGTCCGCCGCTTTTGCGTCGTCAGACAGGTCGAAATTCTGCATGAACTGGATACCATCTTCGATATACGAGCGCTCCAGCAGGTTGTAGGCGATTAGCAAGGCACGCACCACACCGTAAGATGTGCCAACGACGATATTGCTCTGGTAGGTAGGACCAATGACGTTATTGCGGATAGTGACGCCGGTGCTTTTTGGGCCTTTGACATGGATACCCTTCGTCATACCACTGATGCGGCAATCCTGCACCGTTACGCCCGGCGCTTCGATGATGACGCCGAAATCGTTATAGGCTTTGGCTTTCGTAATGTCGCCTTCGCGGGCGAATGTCAAGCCGCTCAGGGTTGTATTGGCGGCGCTGGGGTAGATGAGCAGCCAAGCCGGTTTGTCACCGCTGACGGGTTTGGCCGGACCGACGAAGACGGGCGGGTGCCCGCTGGGCGCGCCAGGCACAGACTGTAACGTCAGGCCGGGGCGACGGATAGCATACTCGCCGGGGTATTCACCACCGCGTAGAGCAACCACATCGCCGGGGGTGGCGGCGTCGAGCTTGGCTTGCAGGTTGATTGGCGTTGCTTCGATTATGGCCATTAGGGTGTGCGCACTCCATCCAAGCGCCGGTCGATACGATCAAACTGACGTTCAATTTGCGTACCCAGCAAATCAAATTGTCTCACAATCACACCAGACGAGATGGTGAGTGCAAACAAAAAAATTACCGCCATGAGCGCTAGCACTATCCATTGGTGATTTTGCGCTCTCCTCAAATCCATAATGTCATCCTGGTTTTGGCGCATTTTGTCATCAACATAGCGCCTCCACTCCCCGCGATCAGCGTGGATGATTTGGTCATGGCCAACAAAATCGCGACCCGCTTCTACATCGCGCCCGATGCCGGTCCCGCCGCCGGTTTGGATCGTAGCCAGTAGCACCGCGCCGGCAATCCACGGAAAAAATTCATTCATCTGCAAAATCCTGAATTGCCGGTTGCCCGGCTCCGTCCAAATTCAGGCGTCCGGCGTCGTCAGCGAGTCGTCAGTTTTGCCACAAAACGTCCAGTAGTCACACAAAAATACGATAGCAATGAGGGCCAACCAATGCTACAATTTACACAGCCGGCGGATTCGTCCCCGCCGGTTAGGGCTGCCGTGGTTGCACACGGCGGTCCGTCCGAAAAATGAAAAGGGCGCACTGACATTGGAAAAATCCCAACATCAATGCGCCCTGCTTTCGCTTTGCGCGCCTTGATTATTTTTTGCTTCTACCTGGCTGATCGGCGGTGGCCATTCGATGCGCGCCTGCTCTCGCTTTGCCGCGACATGAATAATTATCTTGAAGCCGCCAGGTTCGGCGTATCGGTCAATAAGTTCGGGCCATTCGGCCCGCAACCTCATCAGAATGGCCAGCAATAATGCGTCTGGCTGTCGATCATCCATCCCTCACCGCCTAGTCTACACCAACTTTACAAAAAAATCAATAACGAATATAAAATTATCAATTATCGTCGTTTTTCGCCTCCATCGCCATCCGCAGATCCGCGACCGCCGCCTCTGGCGTCATGGCCCCCGCACTCAGGGTCGGGTTGTCGCTGTGGCGCGCAAGCCAGCATTGCCCGGTCCAGCGAACGGTGTAGCCGGGGGTGGCGAGTTCAGCGCGCAACCGTTCGCATTCCCGACTTAGACCGTTGTCCTCGCAGACGATTGTTAGCGTCTGACCTGGCTGTATCTGTGTGGTTCTGTTCATTGCCTCACCATCCTCCACCATTGCGCCGTCAGCCGATACACCTCATACTTCGCCGCCTGTCGTTCCGCCGCCGCGCATTTTCTGGAATTAGTCGAACTTTCACATATCCCCCCCGTTAAGAAAATTGTAAGGACTTATTTTCGTTGCTTTTTCGTATAGACATGCTAATTACACCTATAGTTACAGGTTACAGATAGTTACGTGTAATTCAATATATTCCTATATGAGATTAAATATTGAAAATAAGGTAAAATGGCCGTAACTTTGCGTAACCTGTAACTATTTCGAGTTACGGTTACACTACGTGTAACCGGTTCTACAGGTGTATTTTGGCCTCTGGTTACAGGTTACGCAAAGTTACACTGTTTTCAACTTATTTCTGAAATTAGTTAACTTTGATGCCCTCATAGCCTCTCACGGTCTTTCCATGCAGTTTGACTACCTTGTCATGCAAGCCTTTTCGTTTCAGGCTCTGCGAAAACGCCTTCTGTTGTTTGGCGGTCACGCCGTTGGTCTTGCACCATTCGGAATAATTAGGATACAGCGACGCGTTGGCGGCGAAGTGATGGCTGCCAAGCTCGCACTTTTCATCAATCCATGCTTGCACGTTGTCTAGTTCAGATCGCTGGGCGTGTTTGGTTTTCGCTCCCGCATCTAGTTCGGGCAGTCCGTTTTTGCCCAGGAGATTCCAAAATTTTGCGCCTTCGATAGCCCAGGCCAAAACACCTTCAAGCACTTCTCGCGAACGCATTCGGGCTTTTAATTCTTTGTCCTCTTGCCCCTGGTGAGAGTGTGGAAATTCAACGACCCGAATACGCCCCCATGCGGCATCATCGTCAGGGTCTGCGTTGACCGGCTGATTCGATGACAACCATATTTTGAATTGAGGTCGATAGTTAAAGTGTGTCTTGTGTTTATAGGCGCAATAGATTTCGTTGCCACCCGTAAGCGCCTTTACTTTCGCTTCGTTGAATCGCTCATAGGTATTTGACTCGCTGGCAGCCAGGAACCGGCAAGGCTTGAGCGGTGCAAGGTCAAAATTCTGACTGTCGCCACTGCGCTGCGCTGTGAATGTAGCGAAGTTAATTTCTTTTGCTAATGGAGAACCCAGTAACGCCAACATTGTCTCTGTGAATGTCCCCTTGCCGCTGCGAGGTGGCCCAAAGAGATAAAAAAGCACTTCCTCCCGTGTGTGACCCGTGAGCGAATAGCCAATAGCCAGTTTCAGCCAAAATGCAACATCCGCACTGCCGACGGCATCGGTAAGCCAGTCAACCCAAAAACTTTGGTCGGCTTTCGGGTTGTATGGCACGGCTGTACAGTGCATAAACCGCTGTGCGGGGGAGTGTGGTGATATTTGGCCGGTTTTCAGATTGACCAAACCGTTTGGGCAGTTAAGAAAATCTGGTTCAATATCGAATTGATCTTCACTGACGCTGACCAGGCTGCTCAATTGAGCTTTTGCGCCTTTGACCTTTGCGCTGTTCGGCACGGTTTGTCGAATCAAACCGGCGTATCTATTTACATCAACTCTAATGGCTTCCTGCATACGGGCGATCAATGTTTCGGTAATCGCCCGCTCAACTACTGATTCAGCGCGGCTGATCATCCAGTGCGTGCCGGTAAATTGCATCCAGCCAAACGAATCGCTATACAAAAAACGACTTTGATATCGTTCGTGAACACATTGAGCGTTGCCCTCGTCGTGAGCGCCTTGATTTAACAAATAGCTTGTTGGGGTAGGTGTTGCTGTATTGCCCTGCACTGTACCCCCCGCGGTAGTTTGCGCCCCTTTGTGGCCGTTTGCCTGTGCCGCCAAGTCGGCAGCGCCTCCGAGGTTGGCGCTGCCAACCGTGTACGTGTTTACAGTGCCAGCTATTGCTTTATCAATGGTATTGTTGCGGTAGTCCTCGCGTAGCCATTTGTCCCGATACAATGCCGAGCGGCGAAACACCCGATCAATGCGTACCGGATCACGCCCGAACCAGAACGCAAGTTTGCTACATAGCGCCAGATCTGCGCTGCTGTGGTCATCATTGTAGGCAGACAAATCGCCGCCCCATAGAGAGACTGACGCGGCGTCTTTCTGCCACATGCGTTCTAGTATGGTTTGATCGTCAAAATCGACCGGCACCACATCAACGTTAGCGGCGGCAATTTTACGAGTTCGATTTAGCTCGATGATTGTTTCAACCTGGCTGGCTAGTTCGTCAAGCTCATAGGTGGCATCCAGATCGAAACGTACAATTTCAACCTGTGGGAATTTGGGGCCGTACTCAGGCTTGCGGTTGTAAGTGCCTGGCACGCGCAGTACCCGCGCCAAATCTTTAGCCGCGCCGTCGCTGCCTACGAAGTCCGCCCAAGCGTACTGAATCTCAATAATCCGTTTGCGGGCAATGTCGTCGTCAATGTGGTAGGTCTGTGCGAGTAGCCAGTAGCAATGATAGCCGCCGCCGGAAAACACAACCACGCTGGGCGGTGTATCAATCTGCATGATTGACTGTAGCAAGTGTTCGGGCGTCTGCCCCGGTGCCAAATCAAACTCGGCAAACAGGCAGTTGACCACGGCGATATGCTCAATTAGCGCCCGCTCTCTGTGGCCGCGCTCGACGCTAGACGGATGCACGCCGAAATAGACGTTGATAGATTTCCACAGCGACGATACTTCTTTGGGCCGGCCAGCCGGAAACCAAAAGGAAAGTTTGCCTTCGTCAGTATCCGGGGTCCAATAATACCCGGCGACGCCATTGCGCCACAGGTGAGCAACGAGATCGTAAAACCGCGGGTCAACTGCCATGATCCACCTATGCCGCTAGGAGTAATTGCACTTTATCGCTCAACGCCGTCACCCGATCCGCCGTCACCGCCTGCCCGCCGCTGGCTTTTGCCAGTTGTGTTAAAAAGTCGCGCCCGCGTGGCGAGACCTCCGAGCCGACATAAATCACGTCAATCCGCTGGGTGTATCTCTTGGCTACACGAAGGGCGGCGCTTTGGTCGTCTGGCTCACCGTCACTGATGACGATGAATCGCATGTCGGGAACGTCGGCTACTTTGGCGAAGGTGAGCGCCCCGGCTAGGTCGGTGCTTCCACCCATGTTGAGGGGCACGCCGTTGGGGCAAAAGACCGTTTGATTACTGAATGCTAAGACCGCAATCTTGCCCGGTAGGGTCTGCTGTAGCGCGGCCAGTTCGTCACAAGCCACTTCATAGCGGGTCATATTGTCGCGTCCGTCGCGGGCGTCCATGCTGCCGGATACGTCCACAATGCAGATCGCATCCGCATTGATGAATGATTCCGCTAGGCTTGTGTGAGCGTTGCGGGCCACGTCCGCCAAGCTTCCGGCGACCGGCTCCGCATACTGTGTTAGGGTGTGCCTCATGTTGTCCATTCCTCCGTTGGTGCGTCCTGTCCGTATGTCCAACTGGCGACCAATGTTTGGCCGCGGTTATTGAAAATATCGCCCCATTGCAGAATTTTCTCGACAATAAACCGGCCACGGTCGCGCTGTCCTTGCACCAGGATGTTTCCACAGCGCAGCGGCGAGCGATAACCGTAATCATTTTCGGCCACCTGGGCGGCTCGTGTGCTGGTCAAACTAGCTTGCAATGCCAGCCCTGCATCGTACTTGGCGCGGCGCTTGCCGCCCAACACCTCATAAGCCCGCTGGATGGCGATAAACTGCCGCTTGGCGTCTGGCTCTTTGCACCGGTCAGGATGCCATTGTTTCGCCATGCGGCGGTAGGCGGTCTTCACATCGTCCATTGTGGCCGTTGCCGGGACACCTAACACGTTGTATAAGCTGCCGGCCTCGCCTGGCCGTGTGGTCACACCGAACCAGTCATACAGCACCGGCTTTGGGAAGACCACGGACCACGATTTGCCGCACCAGCCGAGTGCCGTCTGTGAGCCATCGGGCCTGGTTTTAGCCCGCCCGATGTAGCGCACTTCAAACAATTTTATCTCACTCATGGGTTGGGGTTGACCTCCTCGACATTATCCAATGATGGCAGGATTTCAATCTTGAGTTTTTCAGTCAGCGCCGCGATACCCTCCACAGTGTCAGGCAATACATTGCCACACGCTGCCAGCACGGCGTCGGCACCGTGGCGATTGATCAGGGTGTTGAGCATGACGGCGGGCGTATCGGCGGGCGGGGTGGCCGTCTTAGCGCTGCCGTTCGATGCCATCGGCGCAACCGTCCATTGACCCTCGATTACATCGCCCTCTGGTGTGATGTCTGCGCCAAATTCATCTGAGCGTTTCATGCCGCCAGTAATGTCAGGGAATACTACATCGGCGCAAAATCCTACTGCGCGCCATCTCATCATGTTCGATGGGTATTTAGCCCAACCGCCACCTGCTTTGACCAAGTCGGCGCGTTCGGCGTCTTTCATGGTAAAAGTGGCCGTATACTCAATACCGCCGCGCCGTCTCATTGTTACTGAGCAGGCTGTAGGGACGCCTGCTTTGTCGGTTTGGTCGTCAATTTTCAACCCCTCACATTCTCCCGACTGTATGATTAGAGCCAGTGCTCCACGCGGCGTTAGCGCTGGCTTGTCGCTGATAATGTTGATGAACTCAAACGATGCAGCCATTCCCAATCCTAATTCGTAGCCCTTTAGCATGATGGCCGCTGCTTGTTCTTGTGTTGCAACACCAAACAAGCGTGATTTTTGCATGGTAGGAGCAACCTTTTCGATTGTTGCCCATACATCTGGTGTTAACCTCTGTTGTCGTGTAATTTCTGTACTCATCTCTGTCATCCTCACTTTATATGTGTCCAGGTTTTTCGATTGACAATCAAGTAAATTGATGAAATATGTAAATTCAGTTCTTGTGCAACTGATTTTACGATTTCACCAGATTTCACACGTTGACGGATCATAATGACTGTTGCTTCGGTTAGCTTTGCCTTATGATGCTGTGTACCTTTGCGTGTCCATTCAGGGTGCCTGATAGACCAATGATGATCGCCCCTCAGTAAACTTTCAGGGTGTAAACGAGCACTACTGATTTCACCTTTGGCGCTCCGTCCTTTGTTTACCATATCCCGACTATTATCTTGAGGGGTGCCCAACCAAAGATGATCTGGATTGACACACAATTTGTTGTCGCATTCATGGCATACAAACAAATCAGTAGGGATGTTTTCCGTAGCAAAAAACCACGCAAGTCGATGCGCGAGCCAGTTCTTATATTGATACCCAACGACTCCGTAACCCGATTTTCCTACTGCTCCAGTCCATAGCCAACAACTATTTGATTTATCAACTTTAGACCAGAACTTTTCAGGATTCATCGGTTTGCCCATTTGTCGGCTCCTTGTATGCTTCGTCTTTCACAACGTCGATAACTGCCCAATCCGCGAGACCAAGCGCCTCGCGGACTTTTGTCTTTGTGCCTGTGCTAATTCCGGCGATTGGCTGCTCCATCGGCCAGCGATGCCAGGTAAGCCAAGCCAAAGCCGCGGCGGGTTGATTTTCAAATTCGCGCAGCAGAATCTGCGCACGCTCAAAACCGATGCCTGGCAAGCTGCAAAGCAACACCTCGCCGGGCGACATGATGCGCGGGTGTGTTGTCGGCTTAAGAACTTTTTCACGGTTCCGCTCCCGGCTAGCCAAACTGCAAAGTGTGCCTTCGTACTCGCCATCATTCCGGCATGTGATAATCTGCACACCAAGCTCCTGCACCTCCAACAACGCGCCTTGCACGCTGGCCCACTTCCAGCCGGTCGGGCGGTCGTCTGCAACCACCAGCCCGGCCATTGTGTCGGTTAGGATGCCAGTCACGACTAGGTAAGCAAATCGTGTTAGTACCCGCATCCCGGCGGCTTGTGCAAACACACGGCCATCTTTGATACTGCCGAGTAAGTCGGTCGGTGTCTTGCGCTCCACACAGACCAGATCGCCCGCTGCTGTGGTAATCAGCGCATCGCCGTGGTCTAGTGCTGTGACTAGCTTCATAGCGCCACCGAACTGTAAATTTTGTACCCAGGTCGGTTCTCTTGAGTCAACGAGTATCGCCCTAATCATCACGCCTCCAATTGACACAACCCGGCCAGTCACCCAGCCGGGTTGTATTATTTACTCAAAATCAAAGCGCAACGTGTCGGCGGCTTCGTTGTCGACAAGCATGGCGGAAAAACATAAACTCAAGCGCAGACAGTGCATATCAGGATGACGGGCCAAAACGGTAAGGAATCGGTCATCTTCATCGTCTGGCAGTTTTTTGATTTTAGTAAAATCAAAAAAGATAGTTTCCGCTGTAAGTGGGGTCATCTGTTTGATTGTCATGCGGCCACCTTCATCAGTTCCGCCACTTCGGGGCCGTCAACCGAGAAATACTTCGTAATCATCGGCATGGTCGCCAACATGGTGCCAAGCGCATCTTTGTTGCCATTGGCTTGTTTGACCAGCGCAACCAAAAATTGCTTGGCGGCTTCGCGCTCAGGGTTGTCGGCGTTGGGTGTCATATCGATGTCACCAGCGGGGTCAGCCTCGGTTGTGGTCGTCTTTGACGTATAGCCATCGGCTTCGTAGCCAGCCACACAAAACGCTTCAGTGTCATAGATGGAATGAAATTTAAGGGTAGTGCCTTCGCGTGGCTCGCCGGTTTTCCGGTCGTTCCAAGTGCGGCCAGATTTGACGGATTCAGTTTTGACAAACTTACCATCAATGTCGCGCAGGTTTGCCACGCTGCACGCATCCCGCAACGACGGCCACACGATTTTGCTAAACTCGGCGGATTCGGCCAGCATGGAGCGGGTAATCAACTGCGTGAATCCAGTTTGATCAAGCGGGTTGATCGTAAAGGTGATCTCAGTGCGACGATCTTTGAGGTCGTCTTGGCCTTCGATCCATGCGGATTTGCCAATGCCCTTCTGCAACTTCACAAACGAGCCTTGCACCTGAATTTGTCCGTAGAAGAAACTACCACGCTCGGCAGATTCAACCGCGGCGGCCAACGGGTCATTAGAGATTGTCATTGTGAAAGCTCCTATTTGATACGAAATTCATACACACAATCATGTTTGATTGTGGTAGACTACAGTTGAAAAATAATTTGCTGTGCCAATGAGCGACCTTTGCCGAGGTCGCTTGTCGTTTTAGTTGAGACTGCATCACCTCCCTTTGATGGCCCGGCGGGCTTGACGGTTGCGCCGGGGCGTTGCTTTTTCAAAACTCGTACTTGACAAACTTCTTTGCGATGTGGTATTGTATTGACATCGATATGATAGCACATAGTTAGATAGATGTCAATATGCAATCACATAGAATTTGCTTACAAAATCAACGCAGGAGAAAACATGACCGCAAAAGTTGTATCAGACGAAAAACTAAAGGCGACAACTGTTCGGATTCCAGAAAGCATCTATGAGTGGCTGAACGAACAGGCGAAACGAAATCACCGCTCGTTTAATGCTCAAATTGTTCATATGGCTATAAAGGATCAACGATGCACCGAGCAACCGGATGCACAC